GTGAACGGCTATCCGTTCCATGTGACCAACCAGGTCAGCTCGACGTTGACGAAGGGGTCGGGCACGGGCGTGGGTGTGTGCTCGGCGATCTTCTTCGGCAACTGGGCGGACCTGATCATCGGCATGTGGGGCGGCCTGGACATCCTGGTGGATCCGTACACGGGCGGAACGGCCGGCACGGTGCGCGTGATTGCGCTGCAGGATGTGGATGTGGCGGTGCGGCACGCGGAGTCGTTTGCGGCGATGCTGGACGCGCTGACGGCCTGATCCGGAGTCGGATGGGTCGGACGGAGTTGGACGGGTTGGACGAGTCGGGGGTGGGTCTGCTGGTGGGGCCCATCCCCTGGAGAGAGGTGTGACGATGTTCAGTATTCTGTACGATACGGCGGTGTCGATCCAGGTGTACAAGTCGGCGGACAACGAGGCGCTGACGGGCACTGGGGTGGACATGAAGGGATATCGCGCGGTGGCGTTCATCGTGGGCGCGGCCGGCGGCGAGGATTTCTCGACGTGGGCGATCAAGGCGCAGCAGGACTCGGCTTCAGGCTTTGGGACGGCGGCTGACCTGGCTGGATCGTCGAAGACGTTCAGCACGGTGGCGAGTCCATCGGCGGACGGCTTGGCGATCCTGGAGATCGTGGAGCCGACTGAGCGGTATGTGCGGCCGGTGATCACGGTGCCGAATGCCAGCACCGCAAAGATCACGTTCTGCATTGCGATCCGCTACGGGGCGGAGGAGCTGCCGGTGAGCGGCAATGTGGGTGAGTTGCACGCGAGCCCGGCGGAGGGTACGGCGTAGAACCGCGGATTGGCGGAGCGCGGATCGGAGTCTGCCGGTCCTGGCCAGGTGAAGGCTGGGGTCTCTCCAGGGGCGCGATTATTTGGCGCCTAGCCTGGCCAGGGCCGGTTGGTTGGACGGGATTGGACGGATCGGACGGATCGGAGGTATCGGACGGATGAAGGTGATGATGTTGACGAAGTGGTCACCCAGCAAGGGGCGACTGTTGCAGGCCGGCCAGGTGGTAGACGATGTGCCTGACGAGGTGGCGGTCGATTTGATCCAGCGCGGGCTGGCCAGGCTGGTGCGGACAGAGGCTGAGCGGGCTGTCGGCCCAGGGCAGGCGCTGTGATGACGTTGCAGATCGGCGAGATGACGATCCTCCAGGCGCTGGAGGATGGCACGGGCTGGCGGCCGGCGATGGGCGCGGCGCAGACGACGACGGGTGCGAATGTGCGCGCGGCGCCGAGCGCGAGCGGCGCTGTCGTGGCGACGTTGAAGCCGGGTGTGCGGCTGGTGCGGCTGGGTGTGGATGATGGCGGCTGGGCGCCGGTGGCGGTGTTGGGCTGGGTGTCGGCGGAGTTGTTGGAGTGAGCCGGAGAGTCTGAATCACGGATTGAACGGATGACACGGATTTCACGGATTGGAGATGTGCGCTATGGCAGAACTTGGCAACATGATCATTTCGCTAGATCAAGAGTCTATCGACGCGCTGAATAATTTGGCGCGGACGTTGGATCAAAACGGCGTCTGGACTGACCAGCGGTTGCTCAATATCCTGCGTGACGTCTGGGTGCAGTTCAGTCTGGAGCGACCTAGCGGGCGCTGGTCGGGCGGTCTGAGCGTGTTGGACGATGTTTTTCATGAGCTGCGCGCCGCTCGGATGATCGACGAGCAGGGTCGGGAGGCGGGTTGACATGGCGTTGATTTGTTTGGAGCCGCCGGTGGTGGAGCCGGTGACGCTGGCTGAGGCTAAGTTGCATTGCCGCATCGATGTGGATGACGATGACACGCTGGTGGCGTCGCTGATCTCGACGGCGCGCGAGCACCTGGAGCGGATCAGCCGGCCGCGGGTGGCGATGACGGCGCAGACCTGGCTGCAGGTGACGGACGAGTGGCCGGCGAATGACACCATCGAACTGCGGGTGTATCCGCTGCTGAGCGTGGACGAGGTGCGTTACACGGATGAAGACGGCGTGGAGACGATCATCGCGTCTTCCGAGTACCAGGTGGACACGTACAGCGAGCCTGGCCGGCTGCATATGATCAACGGCTGGCCGAGCGCGACGCTGGCGGATCTGAACGGCCTCCAGATTGAGTTTACGGCTGGGTATGGACTGGATGTGTTGTCTCCTCCGATGGCGCTGCGGCAGGCGACACTGTTGCTGGTCGGTCACTGGTACGAGAACCGGGAGCTGGCGTTGATGACGGGCGCGATGCCGAAGGAGTTGCCCTTTGCGGTGAGGGCGCTGATGCAGCACTGGAGACGAGAAGTCTGACGGAGTTGGACGGGTAGGACGAAGTCGGACGGGTTGGACGGTGGCAGATGAGAGCTGGCAGGTTGCGGAGACGGTTGGTGATCAAGGCGCCGGTTGAGGCGCGCGACGGGTTCGGCGATGTGACTACGACGTGGTCGACGGTGGCCACGGTGTGGGGATCGATTGAGCCGATGTACGGGCGCGAGTATTTGCAGGCGCGGCAGGTGCAGGCCGAGGACCAGACCCGCATCCGGATACGATACCGAGCGGACGTGCGCCCTTCGTGGCGGATCGAAGAGGCTGGCGGCGCGTCCTGGGACATCAAGACGATCACCTACGACGAGCGGCGCACGCAGTGCGAGCTGATGTGCATCGATGTGGTGGAGGGCGCGTAGCGATGGCTGACAACATCTCGGTGACGCTGGAGGGTGGGCCCGAGCTGGTGGCGAAGCTGCGCGAGATGGGCATCAAGGTACAGGACGTTTTGGAGCCGGCAATGCTGGCCGGAGCGACGATGGTGCGCGATGCGGCCAGGGGCCAGGCGCCAGGGCCCAACATTGAGATGGAGACGACGAAGCGCACGGCGAAAGTGATCGAGGTGAGTGTAGGTCCGGCGGCAGCCAAATGGTACTATCGCTTCTTCGAGCTGGGCACGTCGGCGCACGGGCCGAAGCGGGCGCGGCTGATGGTTTGGGAGGGCGGCGCAGCGCGGCGGGTGTCGGGCATTGCGGCGAAGCCCTTCCTTCGGCCGGCGGCAGACAGCCAGGGCGACGCAGCGACGGACCGTGTTGGGCGTGACTTTCGCAGCGCTGTGGAGAGCGTGATCTGATGGCGAGCATCGACGAAAGCCTGGTGGGTATACTGCAGGCGAGCTCGACGGTGACGGCGATCTGCGGCCAGCGGATCTATCCGCTCTTCGCGCGGCAGACGGCCGTGAAGCCGCTGGTGGTGTACCAGAGGATCAGCAGTGTGCGAGAGCACGCGCAGGATGGGCCGGCAGGGTTGGCCAGGCCGCGCTTTCAGTTTCGCTGTGTTGGCAATAGCTTCTCCCAGGCGAGGAGCCTGGCTGACGCGGTGCGCGCCAGCCTGGATGGCTATAAGGGCACGGCGGGCGGCGTGGTGATCGGCGCGATTACGTGTGAGAATGAGGTGGACCTGGAGGACGTAGCCACGGATAGCGAGGCGACGGCGTTCAGTGTGCTGCTGGATTTCTTTGTTTGGCATGGAGAGTGATATGGCGAGGAAGAAGTCGTCGGACGAGTTGGACAAGGCAGACGAGTTGGATGGGTTGGACGGATCGGGCGTGGGGCCGGAGGCGATTGAGGGCCAGGAGAGCCTGGAGGAGATTGTCGAGGGGCCGGATGGCCAGATCCTGTACGTGGTGGGGGAGTGGAACGGGTTCCCCCATTACCGGTGTGAGCTGTGCCCGTTCGACACGTTGGCTGGTGAAGAGGCGATGATCGAGCACCAGCTGACGGCGCACGCGCCCAAGGCGCAGTCGTCGATCATCCAGATCTATGACCGGCGAGGAAAGCTGGTCGAAGGAGTGTAGGACAATGGCTATCAGCAGTTTCGGGTCGTTGCTCAAACTGGGCAACGGGGCGTCGACGGAGACCTTTGCAACGATAGCGGAGGTCAAGGACATCAAGTTCAAGATCAAGCTGGAGATGGAGGATATCACCTCGCACAGCAGCACCGACGGCTGGGTGGAACAGCTCCCCACCTTGCTGGACGGCGACAAGGTGAAGTTCAAGGCCAATTGGGTGCCGGGTGATGCGACGCAGTCGTTTTCGGCTGGTCTGCTGAAGGACATGGTGGGACGCACCAAGAGGAACTTCCAGTTGGTGATCCCGACCACGAGTCCGGTGACCTGGACGATCCCGGCGTATGTGAGCGACTTCGGCGGGGAACTGCCGGTGAAGGGCATCGCTGAGATCGAGGTGGAGCTGACGGTGAGCGGCAAGCCGACGTTGGCGTAGGCGGAGTTGGACGGATTGGACGGATAGGACCTGTTGGACGGGTCGGAAAGGAGATGTGTGGCATGGCTTTGTTGACGAAGGCGCAGATTCTGGCGGCGGATGATCTTCTGCGGGAGGTTGTGCCGGTGCCGGAGTGGGGGGGCGAGGTGATGGTGCGCGGGCTGGATGGCGCGGCGCGCGACCAGTACGAGGCTGAGTTTTTGCTTATCGGTGAGATCCAGGCGGGCGAGAGGCCTACGTATGAGCTGGACCTGCTGAACGCGCGCGCTCGCCTGGTGGCGCTGTCGGTGGTGGACGAGAACGATCAGCGGTTGTTCTCGGATGAGGATGTGGTGGACCTGGGCAAGAAGAGCGCCCAGGCGCTGGATCGGGTGTACGAGGTGGCGCAGCGGCTGTCCGGCCTGAGCAAACAGGACGTGGAGGAGCTGCGAAAAAACTCACGGCGCGGCCGTCGAGGCGGTTCAACTTCCGCCTAGCGGCCGCGCTGGGAATGACCGTCGGCCAGCTGCTGAGGCAGATCAGCAGCCGGGAGCTGGCGGAGTGGCAGGCGCTGTATGGCCTGGAGTTGTTGCCGCAGGAGCGCACAGAGCTGCTGCTGGCGCAACTCCTGGCCATGACGGCGAATGTCCACCGGGCCGAGGATGCGGAGCCTGTGGAGGCGATGGAATTTTTGCCGTGGTGGCGCGAGCCGTTGCCGGCTGAGCAGCAGAATGCTGGCAAGACGCCGGAGGAAATGCTGGCCATGGTGGAGATGTTGAACGCGGCGTTTGGCGGTGAGGATCTGCGTGGGCGGCAGGCGGAGTAGGACGAGGTTGGACTTGTCGGACTGGTCGGACGGAGTTGGACGGTGAAGCGATGGATGTGACGTGCATTATGCCGACGCGTGGGCGGCGGGCTTGGGTGCCGCTGGCGGTGCGGTGCTGGCAGGAGCAGACGCTGCCGACGTTCGCGCGCGAACTGATCGTGATCGACGACGGGCCGGAGCCATGCGGCGATCTGGTGATGCGGACGGATCGGCCAAATGATCTAGTGCGGTACGTCTATCTGCAGGGGGATCATTCGATTGGGGCGAAGTTCAACCTGGGGTGTGAGCTGGCCAGGGCCGATGTGATGGCGGCCTGGGCGGATGATGATTATCACGCGCCGTGGCGGCTGGAGTATCAGCTGGACGAACTGCGGCGCAGCGGCGCGGCGGTGTGCGGCACGGATAGCCTCTTTTACTGGGACCCGGCGCGGCGTGAGGCGTGGCTGTATGAGTGGGCGATTGGCGTGCGCTCGAATGGCTATGTGACCGGCGGGACGATGATGTGGCGCCGGGAGTTCTGGCAGGCGCGAGGCTTCGACACGCTGCCGAACAGCGGCGAGGATACGCGGTGGATCATGGGCCGCGGGCCGCTGCTGGGCACGCTGAGCCGGAGGTTCTACCTGGCGACGCTGCACCAGGGCAACACGGGGCCGAAGCCGCTGGAGATGCTGGAGGCGTCTTCGCATTGGAATCGGGTGGGCTGGGACCACGTGGAGGAGATCGCGGCGGGTTGGTGGGTGGATGCGGTGATGAGGGTGGTGGGGGGAGTGGCGGAGTTGGACGGGTTGGACGAGTCGGACGGGTTGGACGGGTTGGAGCGGAAGGGAATGGTGAGGCATGGCGACGCTGGCTAATTTGGTGGTGAAGCTGACGGGTGATATTGGCGGGTTCGACAGTGCGATGGAGAGCGCCGGAGGGAAGATAGCGAACTTCGGCTCGCAGATCTCCAACGTTGGGTCGTCGATGACTAGCCGGCTGACGTTGCCTGTTGTGGGCGCTGGCGCGGCGGCGCTGGTGATGGGCAACCAGTTCAACGCGGGCATGGCGAACGTCATCTCGTTGGTGCCCGAGGCGGCCGGCGAGATCGAAAATTTGAGCGGGGATGTGCAGGCGCTGGCCATGGAAATGGGCCAAAGCACCACGGACATGACCGCTGGCTTGTACCAGGTGGTGTCTGCGTTTGGGTACTCTGCCGACAGCATGGATCTGCTGCGCATTGCGGCCACGGCGGGCGCGGCTGGCCTGGCGACCACCACCGACGCCATCAATTTGGTGTCGGCTGTGACCAAGGCTTACGGGGACACCAGCACAACGGCGGCGCAACAGACCGCTGACCTGGCGCTGACGACTGTACAGCTTGGCCAAACAACGTTTCCTGAGCTGGCGGCGTCGATTGGTCGGGTTACGCCCTTGGCGGCTAACCTGGGAGTGACGCAGCAGGAGCTGTTTGCGGTGATGGCGGCTGGTACCGGGGTGACCGGCAGCGCGGCGGAGGTCTCGACGCAACTGCGCGGCGTTTTGCAGAGCCTGATGGCTCCCACCTCGACGATGACAGATCTCATCTCCAGCATGGGCTATTCCAGTGGGGCGGCCATGCTAGAGGGTCTGGGCTTGCAGGGATCCATCCAGGCCATTGTGGGAGCGGCGAATGCCAGCGGCACGCCGTTGCAATCGTTCATAGGGTCGATCGAGGGCCAGACGCTGGCGATGGCGCTGGGCGGGCCGCTGGCTGACGCGTACGAGCAGAAGCTGCAGGCCATGGGGACGGCGGCCGGCACGACTGACGCGGCGTTCGCTGCTCAGACTCAAGGTGTGAACGCAGCCGGCTTTGCCATGCAGCAGGCGACAACGGCGATTCAGATCATCACCCAGAACCTGGGAACCGCGCTGGGGCCGGCTGTGCTGGCCGTGGTGCCATTGTTCGAGACGTTCGTGGGGTGGATTCAGCAGGTGATCGACCGGTTTATGGCGCTGGATCCCAACACTCAGATGGTGATCATCGGCGTGATCGGGCTGGTCGCTGCCATTGGCCCACTGCTAATGATCCTGGGGCCGCTGGTGACGGGCCTGGGAATTGCGGCGACGGTGATCGGCGCGCTGCTGTCGCCCATTGGGCTAGTGATTGCGGCGGTCGTGTTGCTGGCCATCGCTGTGGTGCAGCATTTTGGCGGGGTGGAAGAAACGATAAACAAGGCGTCTGCATTTGTGCAAGGCATTTTGCAGGGGCTAAGCACGTTTATCTCCACGAACCAAGCTGAAATCATGGGTTGGGTGGATCAGGCGTGGACGGAGATTGAAAGCATCGTGACAAACCTGGTCAACGGGGTCGAGCGGGTAGTGAACGCGGTGCTGACACAGGTGCAGACATTTATCAGCACACATGGGGCGGATATAGAAGCCTTCGTGAGGCGGGCTTGGGAACAGATCGGTGAAATTGTCAACCTGGCGCTGGAGTTGGTCAATGAAATTGTAACACGGGTACTGAACGGCGTTGCGAGGTTCATCGACGAGCATGGCGACGAAATCCAGCGCGTGCTAGATGTGGCGTGGAATTTGATCAAGGGGGCCATTCAGTTCGTGCTGGATCTGATCGAGGGTATTATCCGAGTAGCGCTGGCGATCGTCCGGGGCGACTGGGAGGAAGCGTGGGAGCTGGTAAAGCAGTATGCTCAAACGCTGTGGGATGATATTAAGTTTGTCGTCCAAACCGCACT